GTATTTGACATAGAGACTGACGGACTATTGGAAGAGGCTACCAAAATCCACGTCCTCTCTTGGATGGATGAGAGTGGTGTAGTTCAGTATACGCATGACCAGTTTATGATGGCTTTGTTGCTCACTCAGGCAGAGACCTTGGTGGGTCACAACATCATCCGCTTTGACATCCCCGTAGTGGAAAAGCTGCTGGGTATCAAGGTCAAGGCAAAGCTGGTGGACACACTGGCACTGTCTTGGTATCTTAACCATGACCGCCCACGTCACGGGCTTGAGGGCTATGGGGAAGACTACGGCGTACCTAAGCCTAAGATCACTGACTGGAACAACCTGACCCCAGAGGAGTATGCACACCGATGCAACGAAGACGTGAAGATCAACGCAAGGCTCTACAAGGACTTGTCGGCCCAGTTAGAGTGGCTGTATCAGGACCAGACGGAGCGAGAAAATTTCGTTCAATACTTGTCATTCAAGATGGACTGCGCTCGACAGCAGGAAGCTCTAGGATGGAAGCTGGACGTGGCAAAGGCTCAGTCTCACTACGAAGAGCTTCAGCGGCTCAAAGAAGAGAAAATCGAGCAACTCGCAGAAGCTATGCCGAAGAATAAGGTCTACAAGAAGGTGGAGAAGCCCACTCGTATGACCAAGGCTGATGGTAGCCTTACCGTCTATGGTGAGCGCTGGCATGCCCTGCTACGGGCTGGTGGCCATCCTTCTACCACAGTAGGCCCCATACAGGTTCTGGACAAGGAAGAGCGTGCTAACCCTAACAGCAACAATCAGGTCAAGGAGTGGCTTCAAGCACTTGGCTGGCAACCTGCTACATTCAAGTACCACAGGAACCCTGATGGCTCTGAGCGTACTGTAGAGCAGGTCAGGGACGGCTCTGAGCTTTGTGAGAGTGTAAAGCTGCTGATCGACAAGAACCCCTCAGTGGGAATTTTGGATGGTCTGTCTGTCATCAACCACCGCCTTGGTGTGTTCAAGGGCTTCTTGGACTGCCACAAAGATGGTTGGCTTAAGGCAGAGATTGCAGGGTTTACCAACACCCTACGGTTCAAGCACTACAAGCCACTGGTCAACCTTCCCGGTGTAGACAAGCCTTGGGGTGCAGAAATTCGTGGTTGTCTCACTGCACCAGAGGGGTTTGTGTTGTGTGGTGCTGATATGACCAGCCTTGAGGATACCACCAAGCGGCACTACATGCAGCCTCTGGACCCTGAGTATGTAGCAGAGATGTCCCGAGAGGGCTTTGATCCACACCTTGACTTGGCTAAGCATGCGGGAGCTATCACTCAGGCTGACATAGACAAGCACAACTTGGGTGAGATAAGCCTCAAGGCGCTGCGTAAGAACTACAAGGTGGTGAACTACTCAGCGACCTATGGCGTCGGTGCAACCAAGCTCAGTCGCACCACAGGTCTGTCAGTCAAGGAGTCCAAGAAGCTGCTGGAGGCTTTCTGGGATCGCAACTGGGCTATCCCTAAGTTGGCGGACAGCATGTACCCGAGGGAAAAGAACGGTAAGAAGTGGCTCAAGAACCCTGTCAGTGGGTACTACCACAGTCTTCGTAGTGACAAGGACAAGTTCTCTACCCTCAACCAATCCACCGGGGTGTTCTGCTTCGATAATTGGGTAGCACTCTGTAGACGTAATGGTGTCCAGACTATCGGACAGTTCCATGACGAAATCATTGCACTTGTAGCAGATGGGCAACAAGAGCAGACAAAGCAACTGATGGAGAAAGCTATTGCAACTCTTAACGACAAGCTAAAACTCAACGTTCCATTGGGTGTAGATGCACAATTCGGCACAAACTACGCAGAAATCCACTAGCCCCCACTTTACTTTAGGCTCACTTAGGGCTTATATATAGGTACAGCCAGAATAAGGAGACCCGACTATGGCTAAGACAAAGAACATCACTGCGGAAGGTACTGTAGAGTACGCTCGCATCTTCTCTGACAACTTTGATGACAACATGGAGTTCCATGAAGCCACCCGTGGTCAGTACAACATGAACTTCTACCCCGACAATATCGAGGAGTTCATCAACCAAGGTTTCCCAGAAGCTAAGGGCCAATGGAAAACCATCAAGGAAGGCAACCCAAGCTACGGTTCTGGCAAGTACGTCAAGCTGAAGCGTCCAGTCTACAACCCAAACCTGCCCAATGAAGATGGTAGCAAGGGCGTAGAGATGGGTCCACCAAAGGTGCTTAACCGTACCACAGACCCTAATGGCGCCTCTGAGTGGTCCTTCACTGAAGATGGTGCTTTGGGTAATGGCACCCGTGTAAAGGCGTTGGTGAAGGTCTACGAAGGCCGTGCAGTCATCGACACTCTTGAGAAGGTTGCCATTCTCGAACACGAGCCTTACGAGGTTGGTGCCAGCGGGGACAACTTCTGATGCAACTCAAAGTCACAGTCACCCGTAGTCTTGAGGAAGATGGCGTCGATCAAGTTCTTACCCTAGAGCAGAGCGACATCGGAGAATATGTCGGAGACACTCTCCGGTTCTTCCTTGAGGCAATGCAAGCAATGGGCTTCACTTACCTTGAAGCTCTGCAAGCTACCGCCGGAAGTGGTAATTCTTATTCGTCCGAGGACTTGTGAGACACATTTCCAAAACCTTTATCGATGGCGATATAGTTGCGTATCGCATGGCAGCATCAGCAGACTCTAGGGGTTACGACTTCCAGACTGCTGCTGCCAACGTCGATGGGATGATCGAAGACATCATCCATACTGCAATGGATTTTCCCGGTCCCGAATGTTTCAAGGTCTACTTGACGGGTCGGGGAAACTTCCGATACGATATTGCAAAAGCTGCTCCTTATAAGGCCAACAGGTCAGGCAAGCCAAAACCAGTCCTCTTGATGGACCTTCGGCTGCATATGGAGGAGAAGTGGAGTGCAATCGTATCGGAAGGGGAAGAGGCAGACGACTTAATCTCGTTGGCTGTTACACAGGAAGGCCCTACCTCTTGTGTAGCATCAATAGACAAGGACATGCTACAGTTGAACTGTTGGCATTACAACTTCGTTAAACGTCAGTGGAAGTTTGTCGAAGAGTTTGAGGGTCTGCACTTCTTCTACTCCCAAATCTTGATGGGCGATAATGCCGACAACATCAAGGGTATTGATGGCGTAGGTCCACAGAGGGCTGAAGTCATACTTAAAGGGTGCGAGAGCGAGCAAGACCTCTACGAACGCTGCTTAGAAGCCTACTATGGCGACCGAGATAGGGTAGTAGAGAACGGAAGACTTCTCTGGCTAAGGCGACAGCCAGAGGAACTATGGGAGCCGCCAGATGGCAAACACTAGGTCTTCCAAGGCCAAGGGACGGTTAGGACAACAAGAAGTCCGAGATGCTATCCTGAAGACCTTTCCCCACTTAGAGCCTGATGATGTCAGGTCTACAGCTATGGGACAAAATGGGGAGGACATTCAGTTGTCCCCCCTAGCCCGTAAGAGTTTACCAATATCGGTAGAAGTCAAGAGACGAAAAGACTTCGCAACACTTTATAACTACGTTGACCAAGCCAAGCAGGATGGCAAGCATGAACCTGTAGTCTTCCTCCGGGGAGATAGAAAGCCTTGGTTGACGGTTATCAGCATGGAGCATTACCTAGAGTTATGTCAGAAGAAATGAACTACTTTGTCTTTGGGCAAATGGACGAAGAATCTGCTGGCGGCTGGGTAGAACTCTGGGGTGGTAGTTATGGAGACTGCGTGGATTACGTCAATTCGCCACAAGCCCGTCTTGACATTGACATGGGGGTTTACGTCTCCCACGTTATTTTGGACGAGGATTACGTCGATGCGATTATGGAGGCGGCAGGAGCGGATGGACAGACAATACATTAGCAAGCTGCTAAGTCAGTACGGATTAAGACAGATTTTAGCAGACAGCAACATTACCATTGTTGAGGCTCTGGAGGTTCTAGAGGAACTTGGCTTTATTGACTTGGAGCAATACGGGGATGAGCATGGAACAGATGATTAACATGGCGGTGTTGGTGGGCCTTATGGCCCCCTTCATTATTGTAGGTACGGGTGTGGTTTTAGGGTTGACCATTGCTATCTCTAACCTTATGATGGGTCTGGTGATTGGCCTTATGTCAATCTTTGGAGCAGAGCAGGAAGACGAATGATTAAACACGTCACCAAGCATGAGCTTGTGTCAGCCTTTACTAAGGCTATGGACCAAGTATACGACCAAGAGCCAGACGTAGAGACTGCTATGCTACGGCAAAGCCTTATTATGGAAGAGGCCAAAGAGGTCACACAAGAGCTACTACGACCTGTCATCAACAAAGTAGCACTCACCAAAGAGTTGGCTGACCTGCTGTATGTAGTGCATGGGACAGCAGTAGCCTTCGGTCTGCCGCTCGACGTGGCCTTCAACCGAGTGCATGACAGCAACATGTCTAAGTTGGGGCCTGATGGAAAACCTCTTTACAGGGACGATGGCAAAGTGCTAAAAGGCCCTAACTACCAACCACCAAAGCTGGATGATTTGTTCGATGTATCGGTGTGATAAAAGGCTTGTAGACAGGCTTACGAGTTGGGAGACAGTCTTCCCCGAAGACGAAGACAAGCCTGAAGGAAACCTTTACCTAGAGGCTGCTGAGAGGATTGTCGAGTTATCTAACGAACTAGAGGCACTCAGAGTAGATGAACAGTCAAAGGGCTATACACTAGACTACGATACAGATGGTTTGTGGCTGTTACAAGATCGGCATATCGTAAGTCACGTTCCTCAAGCAATGTTTGATGCTCGTATGCGACAAGTTATAAGACAGACAAAATCTCTAGATCAGTTAGCAAAAGCAGACCAAGAAGACGGTTTGCTGTAAGAATTGGAGCAAAATTGATGAGTAACCTACTGCCCACCCCCTACCAACAGTTTATTGCCAAGTCTCGCTATTCTCGTTGGCTTGAGTCTGAGAACCGTCGTGAAGATTGGTCTGAGACTGTAGACCGCTACATGGAACAGGTTGTCGAACCTCATGTACAACTTCTTGACCCTATAACGGATGCACTTTACGACGCTATAGTGGGTCTAGAAGTCATGCCGTCTATGCGTGCTATGATGACTGCTGGCCCTGCCTTGCGCCGTGACAACACCTCTGGCTACAACTGTAGCTATCTCCCGGTAGATGATCCTAAGAGTTTTGATGAGGCTATGTTCATTCTGCTCTGTGGCACTGGTGTAGGCTTCTCTGTGGAGCGTCAGTATATCTCCAAGCTGCCAGAGGTTCCAGATACCTTGTTCGACAGCGAGACGACTGTAGTGGTCAAGGACAGCAAAGAGGGTTGGGCTAAGTCCCTGCGTCAGGTGCTGTCGCTCCTATGGGCTGGTGAAATCCCTAAGTGGGATGTCTCTAAGGTACGTCCTGCTGGTGCTAGACTCAAGACCTTTGGTGGACGTGCCAGTGGTCCTGCACCTTTGATCGACTTGTTCAACTTCGCTGTTGCTATCTTCAAGAAGGCACAGGGCCGTAAGCTGACTTCTCTTGAGTGTCACGACCTGATGTGTAAGATTGGTCAGGTTGTAGTGGTAGGTGGTGTACGTCGCTCTGCTATGATTAGCCTGTCTAACTTGTCTGATGACCGTATGCGCAATGCTAAGTCCGGCAACTGGTGGGACAACGAAGGCCAGCGTGCCTTGGCTAACAACTCCGTAGCTTACACCGAGAAGCCAGATGTAGAGTTGTTCATGAAAGAGTGGGCCTCCCTTATCGAGTCCAAGTCCGGTGAGCGTGGCATCTTCAACCGAGTAGCTTCTAAGGCTCAAGCAGCTAAGAATGGCCGTCGAGACCCAGAGTGGGAATTTGGCACCAATCCATGCTCAGAGATCATCTTGCGCCCGTACCAGTTCTGTAACCTTACAGAGGTTGTCGTACGAGCCACTGACACCATCGACACCCTTTCTGAGAAGGTACGTCTGGCTACGATCCTTGGCACCATCCAAGCCACCTACACTGAGTTCCCATACCTTCGTAAGGTCTGGAAGGACAACACAGAAGCAGAGCGGTTGCTTGGTGTCTCCCTCACGGGAATTATGGATAACCCTTTGATGACCAGTGAGAATGCTGGCTTGGAGAAGACCCTTGAACATCTACGAAGTGTCGCTGTTAGCACTAACGCAGAGTGGGCCGACCGTCTTGGTATCCCTCAGTCAGCAGCCATCACCTGTGTTAAACCGTCTGGGACGGTATCTCAGTTGGTTGATTCTGCCAGTGGTATCCATGCTCGGCATTCTGAATACTACATCCGTACTGTAAGGGGTGACAACAAAGACCCTCTGACCTCCTTTATGATGAACCAAGGTATCCCCTCAGAGCCTTGTGTGATGAAGCCTGACACTACTACTGTGTTTAGCTTCCCGGTACAGGCACCACAGGATTGTGTCACTCGTAACGATATGACAGCCGTAGAGCAGCTTGAGACATGGCTTGCCTACCAACGTCATTGGTGTGAGCATAAGCCTTCTGTAACCATCACAGTACGTGATGAGGAATGGCTTGAGGTTGGTGCCTTTGTCTACAAGCACTTCGATGAAATGTCCGGTGTGTCTTTCTTACCACACTCTGACCATACCTACCAACAGGCCCCCTACCAAGAGTGCAGCCAAGAAGAGTACGAAGAACTTGCAGAAAAGATGCCAAAGTCTATTGACTGGGCCAACCTAGCGCTGTATGAAGCAGAGGATAATACTTCTGGAATGCAGACTATGGCTTGTTCAGCAGATAGCTGCGAGATTGTGGACATTACTTAATGATCAACGTAGTTCTAAAGCATCACTGTGGTAGTGATTTGACGACGGTAAACTCGGCTCGGGTCTCCTTTTCTAAGGAGTCCGACGCTCTTTCTGCCAAAGACGAAAAGCTGATCCACTACCTAGCAGAGCATGAGCATACGTCCCCCTTCGGTCATGCCTTCGTGACCTTCAAGGTGGATGCTCCTGTCTTTGTAGCCCGACAACTGGTCAAGCATAAGTTTCTACGCTGGAACGAGGTGAGCCGTAGGTATGTTGATGAAGAGCCTGACATCTATAGCCCTGACTTCTGGCGTACACGACCCGACAACAAGAAGCAGGGTTCAGGTGCAGCCTTTGAACGAGACCATCAGCAGTTCCTACAGCAGCAGTATGTAGAAATCATGGATCGTGTGCTGTACATGTATGAGTACATGACAGCCTATGGTGTAGCACCAGAGCAAGCCCGTATGATGCTGCCACAGTCTATGATGACAAGCTGGTGGTGGTCTGGCAGCCTTGATGCCTTTGCTGATATGTGTAAGCTCCGCTTGGGGCCTGACAGTCAGTCAGAGACCCGTGAGGTAGCAATACAGATTGCAGAGTATATGACTGACCTGTTCCCTATCTCTTGGAAAGCACTTATGGAGAACGATTAATGCCCTACACTATCATCACTCAGCCCAACTGTCCTGCCTGTCAGAACGCTAAGAAAGAGCTTACGCTTTCTGCTAAGACCTACCTAGAGGTGGACATTACCCGGTATGAGAACCAGTATATCAAGAACCTGATGAAGTGGTCAGGGCTTGACACAGTACCTCAGATATGGAACCATGAGGGAGATTTTATAGGCGGCTATAAGGAGCTACAAGAGTATGACAAAGAACTACGCTAAGTTCGATAAGGAACGCTACGATAAGTTTGATGGCCAAGCCAAGGATGCTCTGGTAGACTACCTTGAGCAAGAGGGTCACCATATCAAGCGGGTAAAGGAAGACTACCTTGCTGATGTAGTATCAACTAAGGACGGGGAGACTTTCTACAGTGAAGCGGAAATCAAAACAGCTTGGAAAGGGAGTTGGCCAGCGGACTGGAAAGACCTCCGCATTCCGGGGCGGAAGGCACGGCTCCTACAGAAGCACGCAACGATCACGTTCTTCGTATTTCGTAGTGACGTGCAAGAGTGCTGGATCGTCCGAGGGAAAGCAACTGACCTTAGATCAACTCAAAGAAGCCTATGGCCCTAAGATTAGCAAGGGCGAAATGTTCTTTCATATTCCTGTTAAAGAAGCGAAGCTAATTCGACATGACGAAAACGGTTGGACGGAAGTCATCCAAGAAGAACCATCAGCCTCAACTACCAAAAAGACCACCACTGGAACCAAAGACGGAACGGCAAAAGCTGTACCTAAACGCACTAAAGACCAGTCCACAGACGATAGTGCTGGGACCAGCGGGGACGGGTAAGACCTACATAGCGGCCAGTTATGCCTCTCAGATGTATCTTGACAAGAACATCGAAAAGATTGTCATCACTAGGCCGCATGTCTCTGTAGGCAAGGAGATAGGGTTTCTCCCCGGCAACGTACTAGAGAAGGCTACCCCTTGGGCTATGCCAACTCTAGACGTTCTGGAACAGTGGATGGGGAAGGGTGTTGTCGAAACCTCGTTAAAGAACGGGAATATCGAGATAGCCCCCCTAGCCCTGATGAGAGGTCGTAGCTTTGAGAACAGCTTTATCATTGTAGATGAGGCTCAAAACATTACCACCCATGAGATTAAGATGTTGTTGACTCGGGTGGCAGAAGGGTCTAAGATCGTCCTCAATGGTGACGTTCAGCAGTCTGACCTGAAGGATGCCAATGGTCTAGCAAAGATCGTTGAGCTAAGTCAGAGATACGCTGTGAACGTACCAGTTATTGAATTTACGATTGACGACGTAGTTAGGAGTGAAGTATGCAAGCAGTGGATTTCGATATTCATGCAGGAAAAAATCTAGACCTTGGCGATGATGTAGTAGTAAAGCCTAGCCACTACACACAGTACAAGATAGAACCTGTTACTTTTATCATGGAGAACCGTCTCCCCTTTGAGATTGGCAACATTGTAAAGTACGCCTGTCGAGCAGGGCATAAGATGTACCCGGATCAGGACTACACTCAGTCCCGTATCACTGACCTACGCAAGGTCATGCGGTATGCAGAGATGGAAATTAACAGGTTAGAGGGTAAGGAAGTCTTATGAGGGTTGTAGCCACACTTCTTGGTTTGTTGTTTAGCACTGTTGCTGTAGCAGACCCCACGGGAAAAGCTGTTGCTGATATTCGTGACATAGCTTCCCTTATTGCAGCAGACTACAATGAGTGTGGTGTGGTCCAGATGGAAAAGGCCATCGACTACCTAGAGGCTATGAGTGCTATTGTAGCCACTGAGATGCCAGAGATAGCCGTGCGTGACCTTGAGGCTGGGCAGCTTATCAACTTTGAGGAAGCCTTCGTGTTTGCTGATGCCTTTGTTCGAGCGAATGGTTGTGACATCATGAACAACGTCATCGAGC